AAGGAAAAGGTATGAAATGGCTTTAGAAACTCTTAATAGCTTCGGACCTAGCGATAGGGACGCAAACATTAAAATGTTTGTCAAGAGCGAGCGTTTTGAAGTCAAGCAATCGAAACCTAATCCGGATCCTCGGGCAGTTCAATTTCGAGGTGCAAAATATTGTGTGGAAATAGCACAGTATTTGAAGCCTATTGAACACCATTTGTATCTATTAAAAGGTGTCTCCAAAGGTGTTCCGAAGTCCCGGAACATAGCTAAGGGACTCAATCAGGTGCAACGCGCAACACTTTTAATCGAGAAAGCAAGGAATTTTCATGATCCTGTGTTTATCGGTTTGGATGCTTCTAGGTTCGATAAGCATGTTGGCGTTGATGTCCTAAAACTAGAACACGGGGTTTATTTGAGTTGCAACAACAATCCAAGGTTTGCTGAATTGTTGAAGAAGCAGCTAAATAATAAGTGTTTTTCGTCTAGAGGCATTCGTTACCGAGTTAAAGGAAAGCGAATGAGTGGGGATATGAACACCGCTTTAGGTAATTGTATCATAATGTGTATAATGATGCTCGCATTTATGGTAAATATCGACAAGTGGGATCTTCTTGATGATGGCGATGACTCAGTGTTGATCATCGAACGTGAGGACCTAGAATGGGTCCTAGAAAACGTTAAGCCTACATTTAGTACATATGGTTTCGACATGAAAGTGGAGAGTGTCGTCTATGATGTGATGGATGTGGAATTCTGTCAAAGCAAGATCATTGAATTCCAACCCGGGAAGTTCAAGTTTGTTCGTAATCCGATGAAGGTCATGAGTACCGCCCTTTCAGGGTTGAAATTGTTTCAAGTAGAGCAGGTTAGGGCTAGACTTTTAAATGCAATCGGTACTTGTGAGCTAGTTTTAAATCTCGGAGTCCCAGTCTTGCAAGCGTATTCGATGGCAATTTTGAGGAATTGTGGTACCAATCGCCGTTTGTTTTTGGATCCTGATAGTTCTATAATGGTTAGAGTTAGGAGAGAATTACAAGCCCTTGGTCTCAAACAACTGTCCAAGTTGAAACCGCAACGAATTACGAGCGAGGCAAGAGAGTCGTTTGCTACGGCTTTCGGTGTGTCGTTGATGACCAACTACACTGGGAAAGATTTCTTGAGGGTTGGGAATTTAACATTCATGGTGGTTT